TGCCCGACTGCGTTGAAGGTATCCAACAGCGCTCCGGTGTCCTTCGTCTCGAGACCGAATGCCGCCATAACCTTCTGTGTCTTGTCGACCGCAGAGCTTACGTCGGTATTGTTCAGTTCTGCGAACTTAATGAAGTCAACAGACAGGTCCTGCAGCTGCTGACCGGTCACTCCAAACCTCGTATTGACTTCTCCGACCGCTTCACCGGCCTCACCGAAACTGACGTTCATCAGCTGAGGGATTTCCTCGACGATGCCTTCCATCTCTTCCAGAGCTTCGCCTGTTGCTCCGGTCTTAACAATAACCGTGTCGAGGCCTTCGTCTACGTCGCTCCATGCTTTACCGGCAACTGCTGCCACGCCCATGATCGGAGCCGTGACCTTCTTCGTGAGCGTTGTTCCGAGTCCGGCAATCTTATCGCCGGCTTCTTTGATCTTTCCGCCTGCCGCCTGTATCTGCTGGCTGGCGACGGATCCGAAATTTTTATATTCTTCCGTCAGAGACTTCAGCTGTTCCTCAGTCGCTGCTATCTCTCTGGTCAGCGCTTCCTGCTGTTCCTTCGTCTCTCCGGATGTATCTGCGTCTTTCAACTGTCTCAGGGCATCTTTTTCCTGATCCAGTTTTGCTTTCGTGTCCGCAATAGCTTTCGATAAAAACTCTTGCTTCTGTTTCAGCAGGTCTGTGTTGGACGGATCCAGTTTAAGCAGCTTATTGACATCTTTTAAACTGGACTGCGTCTTCCTCAGACTGTCGTCTACTTTCTTGAGCGATTCCGTGAGTTTGGTGGTATTGCCATCAATCTCGATCGTAATGCCCGCTATTCTGTTGGATGCCATCTGCTCACCACCTTAAAATCTATCCATATCCGCCTGTGATGCGAGCTGGTCATACTGGCAGTCATCATTGCCTGCCTCGATGAACATATCCATCACTTGCCCATAGCTTAAAAAATCCAGATCAGCCAATGAGAGACCGATCTGGATCACTCGCAGGATAAACAGCGACAGGTTCCATTCGCGGTCTAGTCTGCGTTCTGTTTTTTTTCCTTAGAGGTCGTGACTTTCTCACCCTCATATACCAAACGGATATCAGCCAGAGCATTAAGGTAGTCTGCGCGTTCGAACTGATCCATCCAGTCAAGGAAAGCATCTTCGTGCAGCTTCAGCATTTCCTTGCGGCTCCGGAGCTCCGCGAACTTAGCCATGACGAAGCCCATGCGCTCAAGCAGTTCGATCATGTCTCCCTCGGAAACGTCCTTGCCCGCCTGAATCCTGATCGGATCATCCCCGAAGATCTGCCTGTAGTAGAGATCGCAGGAAGCCATGGCGAGCATCGGGATCTCTTTATCTCCTATCTGTACGATCTGGTACATAAGTCACCTCTTAAGCGTTGATTGCCGGGATGTATACGTTGGTGAACCAGCCTGCGTATACGTCCGCGTCGGTCGTGTCGTTGCACTCTGCTTTGACAACGTTCTTGTCCAGAGACGCGTTATAGATTGTTGTCGCTGTCAGAGAGAGCTGATCTGTCTCCGGGGAGACGTTCTCTTCCTTGGTATTGCCGTTGTCGGTCGGTCTGCCAGCTACGCAGTTGTACAGTACGCGGCGGATCGCTTTTGCGTCGCCTTCGAACTGGAACAGCAGAGCGAAGTGAGCCGGTTCTGCGTCCGCATCCTCAACAAGGACCTTTTTGGTGTCCTCGACATATCCGAGCACGTCCTTTTTGAAGCTGTCCGGAACCATAGCGAGTGTCAGATCGCCTTCATAGCCGTTGTTGGCGGAGCTCATGTAGTAGACGATGTTGTCCGCATGAAACGGTGTCAGTTCGCCCTGAGGATCCATTGACAGGCTGACAGCGCCCGGAAGAGCGACCGGAGCCGCGTATGTCGCTGAACCATCCTCCGCGATGGTCGCGACGGCGTAATATACACTCTTGAGTCCATATTTGATCTTGTTAGGCATCGATTAAAACCTCCATCTCATATTCTTGCATGAACATTTTGTCGTCACTCAGATAAGACTCTTGTCGCGTGTATATCATGCCGTATGCATCAAGCTGACTTTCGACAGCCGCTTCCGCCGCAAAGTCCTTATCCTTCGTGTATAACTCTATTACCAGAGTCAGAATTTTCTTATAGCTTCCGTCATCTGCCGAAAAAGCCCGTGTCTGTGGGTAGTGGAACACTACATAAGTAGGCGGAAGCTGTGTGCGTTCCGGGAACAGCATATAAGCACTGGTGAACCCGATGCCGCTGATCATTCTCGCAATATCTTTAAATGTCATTCCAGCTTCTCCTTTATCTTCCGCAATACTTCATCGTTCGCCCATTCCTCAACAGGCCTGATGTGCGGAATCGGTGCTGTCCTTCCGCCGCCTCGCTTAGCGTGCCCGTTCTCCAGCAGATGCGTCAGACGGTATTCCTTGTTGCTGTATATGATAGAGCTGACGGAAAGCCGTCCTTTTTCAGTCTTCTTTCGCCAGCTCTTACTATACGTTCCGGGAGTGCGTCCCCTTGAGGCGGGATATGGTCCGCGATGCACCGGAGAGTCAGCCTTCACCTTCTTCACTGCTTCCGTAGTCGTCTCTTCGACTGCCTCGACCAGTGCTTCAGATGCTTTGTCGCCATACTCCGACAGGATCTCGTTCACCTGATCGCGAAGATCATTCGTCTTCATTCGTCCCGCCTTTCCGCTCGCAGTATAGTTCGACTGTTCCGTTGTTCGGACGGTACTCGCGGTATATGGAGTATCGTATATCCCTCACAACGATGACCGTCTGACCGTCATAGTCGAGGTCTGTCATGGTGAACCGGATCTCCGGGTTGAGCCCGGCCCTGCCGCCGTCGAACACTTCCGACGCGCTGACAGAGTCGACATACCCATATACCTGTTTGCTCGTTTCCGTCTTCCGGTTGACCCCATAATCGTCCGTATTCCATTCGACCGTGATCAGTTCCGCCGGCTCAGGGATTCTCATCTGAGACCACCGCCTTCCGGAGCTCATCGACCTGCAGACGATAGTCAGCCATGTTGACCGAGATATCATTTGCATCAGCACTGAACCGCGCACGAGCAAAGGACCGGACGCAGCCGAGGACGGAGTAGTTTGTCTCGTCCCTGGCTACATCCGCGCTTACCCCTTTGTTGATCATGTCGGCCCGGCATTCTTCGATGATGTCTGTCAGCTCAGCGAGCACTTTCGCATCTTCCGATACTGTCCGGACAGCGAACTTAATCTTGCTTAAATACGTTTCGCTTACGCTCATGCCGGACCTCCTTTACTCGATCAGGCCTGAGCAGCCTGCTTGATGACCTGCATGCCGTTAAGGACTACCAGATCAGCGTTTGCTGTCTGAGTGCCCTTGATGCCGATCATGTTGCGTTTGAAGTAGTCACCGCCTTCATCGGTCTCTACTGCGTAATTTCCCCACATGGGCATGTCGATCGTGCCGGGCTGGCCGTACAGCTGAGTACCAGCGGTCAGGCCATCGAGGATCCTGAAGGATACAGCCATGCCGCCCTCTTTGATGGTGCCGGTGGTGTTGGATTCATCAGAGAAAGTGATCTCATACAGAGCACGCTTCTCGTTTGTGCCACGGACAGCACCGAGAGTAGCCAGGTCAGCCTGGGAGATATAGAGCTTGCAAGCGCCCTTGCCCTTGATGGGACGGAAGCCCAGGACAGTATTGCGCAGGAAGTTCTGATCCAGTGCTCTGGAGAAGATGGCCTGCTTGAGGCTGGAAGCCTGGATAGCGGTAACGATCTTTGTGGAAGCGAAATCTCTCAGAGCTGCTACAGCTGCATCTTCGATAGCGCCCTGGTAATCCAGAGGAGACTGCTTCTTGACCTGCTTGGAGATCTCATCCAGGATGCCCCATTCAGCAGGGTTGATGTCGACATAGTCGTAAGTGGATGCAGTGCCACCGACTGCAGATCCTTCAGTGACTGCTGCAGCGACAGCGCCGGTTGCCTGGTAAGCGGCTCTCCATGTGCCAACGCCGTTCAGCACGAAAGCGTGGACATCATCAACGATGTCAGAAGCAGAAGCGGCAAGGCCGTTGATTCCTCCGACCTGTGTAGGCTTCGCGATATGGCCGGTGGACAGGAGCTGTCTGGTCTCCATGACCATTCTGCCGGTTCTCATGAACTCATCTGCTTTAGACTCTACTTCGGGAGTTGTTACGGGAGTGCTGTTCTTAACTTCAAGTGCCATTTTTGCACGTACCTCCATCTCTTCTTTGTTAAGGCTCTCTGCCTCTGCTGTGATTTCCGCAAGGCGGGTTTCTGTTACATCTTCTGCGCCGGCTTCTGCTGTGAGCTCGGCTCTGCGTGCCTCGATCTCTTTGAGGCGTTCCATATTGTCAGTCATTATTTGTGACCTCCTTGTGATATTTATTGAGAGTTGCGAGCGCTTTCGCCCTGGCTTCCTCTCGTGCAATGCTCTTAAGTCTCTCCGCTTCAAGCTCAGCAATCACTCCGTCGCTGTAGCTCCGAGCACTGATCTCTGTTCCATCGTTTGCCGGCAGGCTGACTGCCGAAACGTCGTATAGCTTGCGGATCTTCGTGATCGTGCGCAGAACATCAACTGTTCCGTCAGCAACGTTCTCGGTGATCTCGCGTTTATCCTCATCGACTGTAAAGCCGAAGGACATCTTTGTTGTGTATCCGCCTTTGATCTCTTCGTAGAGCTGTCTGCCGGTCTCTGTTCCGCCCAGATCTGCCTCCATGTGCAGGCCGTGGTCGTCTGTTTTCAGTTCAAGCGTTCCGTTGCTGTTCCGCGCGAATACCCTGCCCTGATGGTCATACTGCATAATCACGTCGGACATGTCGCACTCAGCGAACGCCTGAGGATCCACCTGCTCGCGAACCGTGTAGCCGTTGAAGCTCCAGAGCTCATATGGCTCATTAAATGTACAGGCATAACCTTCGACCTTGTAATCGGCCTTCGTTTCCTCAGCACCTTCCTCCGGCTCGGTCTCCTTCACTCGGATCTCCATGCGCCTGTACTCTCTGCCGGAGTCGATCTTACTCATTATTTTGTCCAGTTTGTTCTGTTCCATTGTTTGTCCCTCCATCCTCTCCGACCTGGTATCTGCTCATGTCGGTGGATTTGATGTAGTTAAGTGATACATACGCAACGTCTCCGTCATCTACCGGCGGATATCCGAGCAGTTCGAGATACTGGTTCTTCGTCAGCAGTCCGACTTCCTTGGTGCTGTTGATGATGTTCAGCTTCGTCTGCCAGGACGCACCTGTTGTAGCTCCAGAAGTGACTATGATTGCGTTCCCGAAGTCCTGCTCGCGCCGTGTGAACAGCGCCTTGGTGAACGCTTCACCCATCTCTTCCCAGAACGGTTCGACGATGGCATCAAAGTAGTTCATCATGGTCTGCTCGGAAGCTGTGTTGCTCACGACTTCCTGCGGTGTTCTCCAGAACGTATAGAGCCGTTTCTCAAGCTCTTTCATTTGTTCCGCATCAGTTGCCCATGTCGACACGTTAAGCGGCGAATAGGTCTCTGTTGCGTCCAGAGCGACTATTCCGCCGGAAGCCTCTGCCGCCTTAACACGTGCGGCGAAGTCCTTCTGAGCCTGCTCTGCGCTCTTTGTAGCGAGCATTGCGTTCTTCTGTGTAAACAGTCCGTGGACTTTATTGGAGACTTCCATCGCCTGCCGCAGTGATGCATACATGCTCTGCATCATCTCAAGGGAACCGTTCAGCGCTTCGTTGCTTCCGCCTGTGTACGTTGCACCGTCATACTTCCGGCGAAGGACTACAAGGTCCTGCATGTCGACCGTCACGCGCTCGCCTTCCAGAGTGCGGATCACGACAGCGTAACCTGCTTTTCCGACCAGCTGTCGGATCTCAAATTCGAGATATACCAGAGGCCAGATCTCCGTTGGATGCATTCGGTCATCCCACCGGATCCAGGCGAAGGCCGTGTTCGTCACCTGCGCCTGCCATGCCATCGCATACTTAAATTCCTGCGCTGTCATGAGGGGATTCGGCCTTGCGAACAGCTTCGAATATTCTGATCCGCGTTTGATCTCTTTAATCCGCCCGTTCTGGTCCTTCAAAACGTGCAGGACCTGTCCGCGGGCAACGTGTGTTGCGTTAGTGTCGAGGATAGCGACGCAGGTCGCGTCCTTCCCGACATCAGTGTTGTAATTGACAGAGCGTGTCCCGTATCCAGATATATAGGCCGTCCGCCCTGATATGCTCTTGAAGAAGTTTGATAAAAAACCCATGTCATTACCTCAAATACGGGATGATCTCGTCGGAATGGTTCTGTAATCCCGTCCATGCGTTCAGCAGACTGACCATTCCGTCTATCCGCCTGTTACTCGCCGATTTGACCGGCTGTATGCTCTCTATTCCCTCTTTGTTCAGTGACTTGACTGCCGTGTTCAGCAGGCACCACCGGAGCATCGGGTTGTTTTGATAAATAATGCGGTGCTCCTCAAATGCACCCTTGAGCAGCTTCATCGGGTACGTCCATGTGAACGGCCCCTGCCGGATCTTCTCCATGATGAAGCCTGTCTCCGTCATCTGCGGAGCCCAGTATCCCGACAGGGCTGCGTCATAGCACACCCAGAGCGGACGGATGTCATGCTCTTTGACCATGTCCACAAACCACTGCGTAACGTCGTTGTAATCGACCGTAGCGCCTTCGCAGATCTTCAGCCAGCCGTGTTCCGCCCAGATCTTATATGGGGCCTCACGATCCGACCGATGCTTTTCGTCTTCCGGCATCAGTTTGCTCTCAGGAATGAAATACTTCTGGAGAACATAGTAGTTGTCGTCACCTGGCTTCAGAATGAGCAGTGTCGCACAGGTTAGGTCTGTTGTGGCTGACAGATCACAGCCTCCGATGGCGTAACTATGTTCGAGCTTCTCAAGCGGCACTACTTCCGTATTGACTGCTTCCTCATAGGTCAGCCAGCCCTCATTTGTGTTCTCTGGAATATTGAAGTCCTTGGTAAGGACCGTCGGCAGGAACTTCGGGTCGCGTTTCGCCCGCTCGACATGCTCCGCCAGTGTCTGTATGCTTTTTATCTTTCCGAGC